TTATTCTATCTAATCCAACAGTATAAGTAGCGACTGTATTTCCAACAGTTTCAACTATACCATCATATTGAATACCTCGGCTATAATCGCTGTAATCTTTACCTTGTCTTTGTCCTGGATCTCCTAGATTTACTCTATTTTCAATATTTTTAGTTGTATAATTAGGAGAAACAGGTAATTGACCTGATACAGCTGATTTTTCTTTACCAATATAATCTAATTGTTCTCTAAGATATTGTCTAAAATCTACTCCTACTCTAGGTGATGCAACAGAACCGTTTTTAATGGCTCCTGATTGGTTTTTAAGATTAATTGAACTAAATAACCAAACATTTGAATTAATATTTGAAGTATTGTAAGTATTACTAGGATTTTTAGATAAAAATGTTTGACTTGTTGGTGAATAATTTATATTTGTTCTTCCTATACCTAAAATTGAACCAGGACCACCACTATAAGACATCATGGTTGGTTGGTTATTTCCACCATAATATGTAAAACCATTAAGTTTTATAGATAATCTACCATCTACGTTAGCTTGATATAACGCATATAATCTATTACTTTCACTTGCTTGTCCTGGTTGGACTTTAACCATATATAAATTTTGGTTATTAGTAGCTGATGTACCTGTATCTTGGAATGGATTTAGACCTTGTTTATTTAAGTGAAGTCCTAAGAAGTTTACTCCGGCTTGAGTTAGTGTATTTAATGGTGAGTAAATCCCTTGATTTAATATCCCCAGTACGCCGCTTGTTTGAGTACGAACAGCAGTACGAGATAGTAATTGTTGTTTAGTAACAAAAAATAAACCATTAGGAGATGTTGAACTTGTAAACCACTTAGTTAAACGAGCAACATCTATAGCAGAATCTGTAGCTGCTCTTGTTCCTCCTCTTAAAATAAAATCATTATTCCAATTACTAAGATTAGTTAACCCATTAGGAATATTTGCACTTAAATTAATACTTGGAAGACCTGTAATTGGAGTACCAGATAATTTAACTTGAGCAGATCCATTATCAATAGAATAAGTAATATACGGTTGTTTACTATTTCCATTATATATTCTATCATTACCATAAGGTAAATTCTTTAAGTTAGGTTTTGTCCCATCGCCGGTATAACCTTGTCCGCCGTTATAAAACTTAAAGTTTTTCGGATCTGTAAGTAGGTTTATTAACCCCATTTATTATTTTGGTAGGTTATCTAAGTAAGGATATTTACCTGGTATAACTGGTTTTTGTCCTTGTAAATCTAATTGTGAAGGTTGAGGTAAAGCATTGTTATATCCATCATTATATTCAGTATATGCTTTAGTAACATCAGGAGCATTGGCTCCGTTTACTGAGTATGATGCTTGATTACCATCAGCATGTAATTTAGATTGTTTAGTTGCTCCTGGGTTAGTTGGAGGTGTTGCGCCATTGCCTGTGCTAAATGGTGTTCCTGTTTTTGTTAATAAGTCTAATAGTCCCATGATATTTGTTTTTGATTATAAATATTGTATTTATTGAATTCTATAAGCATTTGTACTTGAAGATGTTCCATATTCAGATGTACTTTGACCTACTGCTTTAGCTATTTCTTTTCCGTCTACTTGAATTGATACATTAATAGGTCTACTTCCTAATTTACTTATTTCAGAACGCATTGATCTAAATTCATCAGCCATATTACTATTAGAACTAGATCCTCCTCTATTTTTACCCAATTCAGTACCTGCTATTACGTGGTCGTTTGGATCTAATTTATATGTTCCTTTTTCACCTGATACTACTAAACCACCTTTAGAATCAATTTCACCATCTTTCATTTGAGAGTAAACAACTGCTCCTACACCTCCTGCTACTATTAAACCTGCTGTTGCTGCTATTGGATTTGCTATAGCCCATGCTGCTGCTGTGGCAACACTTTTTGCTAATAAAATTGTAGCTTTAGCAATTGCTGTCACTAATCCCGCTACTAATTTTACTCCAACAATAGTAGCTATAATTTCTAATGTTGTTTTAATACCTTCAATATGATTACCTAACCATTTAAATACTTCTGCTATTTTAGGTAATAGCTCTTGTGCTATAGGAATAAATGTTTCTTTAATTTTTTCAATAATAGAAGCCATTTTTTCAGCATTACCTGTTTGTTCTAGCTGTTTAGCATATGCTTCATCTCCTAATTCTTTTGCTGCTTGTTCAGCAGTCATTGTTTGTCTTAGTATATCATATTTCTTTTTTGCTTCTTCAGCATCTTTAGCACCAATATTTTGTAAAGCCTCTCTTTCAATTAATGATTTAGCTAATTCATCTCTACTTAAACCAATAGCACTAGCTATTGCTTCTTGTTGAATTCTATTCATACCAGCAAATTCAGCTGATGAACCTACTTGTTTAGCTACTTCTGCTGCTGCTCCTGCTATATCATTATTTAATGCTAATCTTCTTGCTTCTTCAAGATTTAAGTCTTTACCTGTTAATAATTCAGCTTCTAATTCTGATGCTATAGATGCTTCAAAATTTAATAATCCTTGAGATATTTTATCTGCTTGTTCTAAAGTTAATCCGAATTTTTTAGCTGTTACTAATGCCTCAGCTAATTTAGCACCAACCCCACCCATAGATACTTTAATAGCAGCTGATACGTTTAATGTTTCTTTTAGTAATTGTTTACCGTTTATTACTAATTTATTTTGAGCACTAACAGCACTTACTGTTCCTAAAAATTGTTTTGTATTATCTTCTAAATTTCCACCCATTGATAGAGTGGATTTTTCCATGTCAACTAATTCTTCATTAGTAAAACCAGCTTCTTCTCTTAATTTAGTAAAAGTAGTTAAATCTTTTTCATTTAATTTAGCATTAGTACCTAAGGAATTACCGACAGCTAATAGTGATTCTTGTAATGATCTAATATTAACAAATGTATCACCTGATGAATCTGCTGTTTCTGCTAATTCTTGTCTTAATTTTGAGGCACTAGTATAAGATATATCAAATCCTTTAGCTAATTGAGCTGTTGCTTTATCAGCATTTACTAAAGTATTCCAAAATAATTTTCCTAATGCTATACCTACTGTTAAAGGATCTGTTATATTTTTTCCAATATCCCCACCAACTGATTTAAGAGCAGCACCCATTGCTGCGAATTTACTTCCTCCTTCACCAGCTACCTTAGCGGCTTCTTCTAATGCTGCTTTAGTGTCAATTAAATTTCCTATTATAGGAATTTTACCTATTCCTTTTAATAAAGCACCTGTTGTTCCTATTGTTTTGTTTACTTCTTCTGCATGTTCTGCTTGTCTAAGTAACATATTTTTAATATCTATTTCTGCTTCTAAGGCTTTATTAAGTTGTTGTGTTAAATCTTTTGTTTTTCCTAATTGATTTTTTTTAGCTATATATATACTATTATTTATAGCTTGAATTTTATTTTCTCTTTGTTCAATTTGTTTTAAAATATCTCTTTGAGTTATTTCTCCTTTTGATATTTTATCTTGATTTCCTTCAAGTAATTTTGTTACTTGAGCTAATGAACTTAAAGAACCTGTAATATCGTCTCGTATACTTTTAGCGTATGTTGAAGTTACACCTAAAGAATTTCTAAATATATCACTTATATTAGCTGCTATAGATGTAAAAGCATCTTGAACTATTACAGATGTTTCTATAATTTCTTTTTTTATTTTATCTTTATTATCAGCCATATGTCAATAAATATTTAAAGATAATTTTATTTATATTTTGTAGGTGCTTTCGAATTAAAAGCTTGTTTAGGAATTTTACTTTTATTAACGTTTCCTGATGAATCCATTAATGTTGTAGTATTACTTCCTTTAGAATTAGATTCTGTGGCTTGTTTTTCTTGCTCGTAAAATTCTTTTATCTTACTGAAAGTAAACAAGCGCAGCCATCTAGGCATATTATATATTGTATCCCAGTCATATCCTCCTTTACCATGAAATACTATCTCATGTATTTGAGTAAATATGTTGATACGAATATTAGAAACGTTATTAGAAATCAGGCCAAAAAAACTTAATCCCAATTGGAATATCGACTCTATCTGCAGCTCCGTCGGGAAAAAAAGTGAGATCTACATCTGGTTGAGTTTCTTTTACATGGTTTCTTAATGCTCTTGAATCTTTAGCTAATAGATAATTATCTACGAATTCTCGAATTATTTTTAGATCTCGTTCTCCATTAATTGATGTTATCATATGTTTTAAACGTGTTGATAATTCAGGAGATACGTTTTTGTTAATTTTTTTATAACTTTCTAATTCTTGTTTTAATTTTTCTTCATCACCATGAGTTAAAAGTTTATATGTAATTGGAGTTGAACTAGTAGGTAAAATATAACTAAATTCGTTTATTCCTTTTGTTATTAAAGATTCATCGAATGGTTTATTATCAATTTTAGTTAAATCAATTTCATATTCAGTACCATTATAATTAAAAGAATAATCTTTACCATAACCCAATACACGAGCTGCTACCATAATAGCATTTTTATCACCTACAATTAATTCATTGTAGTCAATTTTAGTAACAATTAAAGATTGTAATACTTTATCTAAAACAATGCCTTTTTGAATATATGCTTGGTTTGTTAAAATATCTTCTTCTTTAGCTGTCATGTATTTCATCTCAATTTTTCCAGATGATAAAGGAGATGCTTCAGAGTAAACTAAACCTTTTGATGGTAATTCTACAATCTCGGTTGGGAAACTAAATTTATTTTCTTCCATAATTTTTATTGTTATAACTTTTTGTCCTATATAAATATATAGAAAAAAAAGAAGCTCGCATTTTTTGCGAGCTATCTTTAAATTTATTTTTCTTAATTAGAAGTTCAAGATACAATAATCTGGTTGTACAGTTAATGTTAGGTTTTGAGCTGTTGAATCTGTGTCCCAGTTATATTCACCAAAGTTAGCTTCTGTAATTAAAGCACCTTTAATAATCCATTCTGAAACAATATCACCTACTGGACCTAAAACATCGATTGTTAAATCTTTCTTATAGAAGTCAGAATAACCATCTCTACCTGTTACTGATTCGTGATGTAAACGTACCCATTCCATTATTGATTGAGCACCTGAAGGGGTGATCGGATCAAATAATGTTAGTGTGATTTGACCCCAAGTTGATTTACCTTTAACGAAACGTTGTACGTTTATATGGTTAAGAGCAACTGTTCCTTGGGTTAGTGTCACTGCACTTACTGCTTTGATAATATACGCTGGTATACCGTCAACATACATAATAAATCTATTTTGTTGTTTAGGCTCGAAGGCTGTGAAAAATATTTCGTTTGGATCTAATACTGCCATTTTGTTTAATTATTTATTGTTTTGTTATAAATATTACGTTTTTAAAAAATTACCCGAAACTTACTCCTGTAGGTAAAATGTTGAAGTTTAAGTAAATAAATTCAGCAGTTTTAGTTGGTTGTAAGTAAATTTGACCTACTAATTGGTTTCTATCAATTACATCTGGGGTATTGTTGGTATCATCCATTACTACTTTAAATGCATACAAACCTTGTCTTTGTTGAACTGATGTTAAATATGGATTTACTTGTGATAAAAATGCGTTACGAGTTGCAATACTATTTTGTTCAAATACTAAGTTATTAGCAACTTGACCAATATATGATTTTAATGAAATTAATAATCTACGAACGTTTACTCTATCTAATGCAGATGCTTTTGTTTGTAATGTCTTTTGACCATACAATACAACTCCATTTCCTGGAAATGTTGCAATTGGGTTAATTTTGTTACTGTATAAAGCATCACGATTTGCTTGAGATAATTTTTGAGCTGCTCTAACAACATTACTTAAACCACCTCTATTAATACCTGCTGGTGCAAACCAAGGCTCACTTACATTATCATTATATGCGTACACACCTGCTACCATTGTTGAAGCTGGTACCCACACACGTTGTGCTGAGTCTGGATCAATTGTTTGAACCCAAGGCCAATATGAAGCAGCATATGAAGTATTTAAAGCGTTTGCTGTTGAAATTGCTGATGTTTGACTACCGTTGTAAGTTACTAAATCAACTACATAAATATTATCACCTCTGTTTTGAGTATTGTTAATAATAGATGTTATTTGTGATGCACCTACTGGAGCTTCTGCTGAAAATAAACCAGGAGTAATCAACACATTAAATCTGTAGTCATCTTGGTTAGATAATAGGTTGATCATATTGTTGTAATCACTACCTGTTAAACCTTGAGTATTTGTAACACCAGAAACGATATTATCATAATATTTAGCGTTTACACCAGTAGCTAATGAACCAACAGCATCGCCAAATGAACCACTTGCGTTCAATGGAATTGAACTTGTGTATTGATTTTTAGGAGTACCTGCGTTATCGAAATAATTAGGAGTTAATAAATTTACTGACTTAACTCTTACATACTTAGAAGCATTAGGATAAGATCCTGAATATTCCATTTGAACGTTAGTTGAGTTATAATTTTGTGTTTGATCACCTAATACTTTTGATATAAAGTTTGGAGCTGTAGGGTCTAATGATAAACCAGTCCAAGTTTCTAATACTGTTTGATTATTTGTATTATCATCACCTTGACGAATCAATAAAGCAAATGTTCCTGAAGAAGTATCTGCATTTGTAATTTGCCATCTAATGTTATTCATAGAGCCACTTAATAAAGCGCCTGATGAATCTAAACTTGAAGAACTATTCATTATAACACCTTCAGATAATGTTTCTAAAACAAAAGATGGTTGTGATGCTGCTTGTGTACTTGCTGATATAGCTGAGCTAGTTGCTGGTGAAAATGTTCCACTTACTACACGAGAAACTAATAATGTTTGACCACCATTGTTGAAGTAGTTATAAGCTGCGATTGAAGTAAAGTATGTGTAAACATTACTTGCACTTGTAAAAGTTGTACCAAATATGTTTTGATATTGACTATAAGAGGTAACAATTGTAGGAACTTCTACAGGACCTTTAACTGTTGGACCGATGATAGCCGCGCCTACGGTTACCGGTTGCTGGGTAATAAACGATTGATCATTTTCTATCGATAATACGCCAGGAGATATTAATGTTTCTGCCATGTTGTTTATTTATTATTTTGTTTTGTTCTGTAATAAATATGACAGAAGTTTTTAAAAATTAACTTGCACTAACGAATTCTCCGCTAGTTAAATCAATATTTCCTTCACCATATTTTTCTTGTAGTTCTTGACTAACTTTATTTTCTTCGGCTTTTAAACCAGCTAGCGCTTTTACAAGCATTTCTTTTTGTGTTTTTAATTCTTGAATTTGAAATTCAATGATACCAAAATCATTAATTATTTGGCTTCTTTTTGTTTGAAAATCTTTAAGTGATTGTAACTCGTCTGTTGTTAAAACTGTTTTTTCCATGTTATATGATTGTTTGTTGTTTATTTGTACATTATTGTAAAGAAGAATGGGGTAGCATTTGCTGCATTCGCTGTTTGGACAGAAAATGTTAAATTACCTGCTGTTAATGAAGCTGCTCTTGGAAAATGAGCCATACTTGAAGTTGTATAAGAAGATGAAATTCCTACTGATACAAAAACGTCAACACCCAATGTCCCAGCTACAATGGCTGGTGCAAGATTAATTATTGTTGAAGTTGCTCCGGATGCTATTTCACCATATCCTGCTAATAATTTTACTGGGAATATTGTTAAAGTACTTCCTGATGGTAATAACCATCCGTTTACACTTGATGGGCTATTTACTACGTCTGTTGCCCAAGAAGATGTTGCATTTGAGAAACCACGTACAGTAAGATCACCTCCTGTTA